CTGTTTTTGATTCTTCAGATACAAGATACCTGTTATAACCTTCTTGTATAGCGTGATCGAACTTCATTTTATATATTTATTTGAAAATCAATTGTTTTGTCCTGATATTATTAAAATATTCACTAGACAAAAAATTTAATTCATATTTAGTAGCAAATTTTTTAACTTTTTCGAATGTAAAATTTTCTATTTTAAATTTAGATAGTGTAGAATTAATTTTTAAGACCGTACCTCTAGCTCTTCCATCGTTGGACTTAACCAGCTCTTTAAAATAAGGTAAACTTCTCATTGATATAACCACCTTTATAGGTAAAACACTTCTCATCTTCAATAATAATTTTGTAAGAATGTCTAGATATTGTTTTTCATTAACATAGTTTAATATTTCGCTTTCATATAACTGGGTATTATTAAAATAAACAATTATTTTGTTATTGGAGTTAATTCTATTAATAAAATCAACAGTACCTTTAATTGAATGATGAAAAAATAATTTTTTTATATCTTTGTTTTGAAATCCTCTTTCTTTAAACACATCCATTAATTGATTTTGATGTATATCATCTAATAACTCTTTGTCAAACTTTTTATGAATGTCTTGAAAGTCGATAAGAGTTATATTGTATTGTGAAAGAGTAAATCTCACTCTTAAATTATAGATTAGTAAGACTAATAATTCAACTCTTTTTAATTCTACCAAGTCTTAGGTTTATAATACCGTTGTAATAATCTTCTTTTAAAAGAACATCATGATCAAATTGCATTTTAGCTTCATAATATGCTAATTCACTTTTACTATTACAAAATCTAATAATTTCGAATGAAAATTTATCTTTTCCTAATGCTTCAATATCACTGTTTAACTTATCAGAAGAACCTGTATATGATTTCCAATCTGTTTCTTTAACTACATGTCTTTTGTTTTTCTTACCCTTAAGAGGAGGACGTTTGAGAATTGTAGTTGCTTGTTTCTTACCGATGTATTTTCTTCCGTTAGTTGTATTTGTGATTAGGTAAATAAAACCGTAGAACGTGTCGGGTATCTCTTTCTCTTCGAGATTATAAGTCCAATGACCGTAGTTATCCACCAAATAATTTATTTCTTTTTGGATTTTGTTCTACTCTTTTTCTTTTTCTTCTTTTTCTTCTTTTTCGATACACCGGATCTTCTTTCCATTGCACCAAGAGCAAAAGGTCGTCTAGCATCACCAGGAGCATATAAACCTGGACCAGAAAAATGTGATTGATCCCAACTCCCTAACACACCACCAGAGCCAGCGACATTACCACCATCTTCTTCTGATAATAAAGCTCTTAAAAATGCGTTTTTGTAGATTGACATTAGCTGTTTTAAGTAATAATATTTAATAGATGTCTGATATTATACAAAATTATCAAAAAGAACTTAATGAGCACTTGGTAATAGATGAATTCACTTTAAAAGACGTGCAATTACAACTTCCCGGTAGGAGACATATATGGGTTGGTAGATTAATGAGACATAAACATGAAGTTAATCAGTTAAAAAAGAAAAAGACAGAAAATCTTGCTGATTTAACAAGAAAGATACAAGAACAAAGTAATGTACGTTTATCTACACCAGCTGCTGAAAAAGTCGCTGAAAATACGGAACAAATAAAGAAAATAAATAGTGATCTACTTGAGCATTATTTGGTAATCGAATATCTTGAAAAAGTAGAAAAAATTATGAGTTCTATTGGCTTTGATATAAGGAATATCATAGAAATACAAAAATTAGAGACACAATGATAGATATTAGGCTTATTTTATTTGATATCGATGGTGTATTAACAGATGGTAAAGCTGCTTATAATAGCAAAGGTGAAGTTATATCGAAATCATACAATCAAAAAGATATAACTGCTTTAAGAAGGTTTCATGCCGAGTTAGGTATAACTATTGCTTTATTTTCTGGTAGTTTAGACATAAACCCAGCATTTGCCGAAAGAAGAAAGTTTGCATTTCATCATGTATCGCATAGAAATGGTGAAAATAAGAGTCAAAAATTAAACGATATTTGTTTTGATTATAATACTCCTGCATCGCAAGTAGCATTTGTTGGAGATGACATACAAGATTTGGAAATTATGAAACGTGTTGGTTATGCTTTTTGTCCTGAAGATGCTATTGATGAAATAAAAAAAATATCTTGCATATTACCCGTTAAAGGTGGTGACGGTGTTAGTTCTCACCTATTTGAATATATTAGTAATACATATAAATCATAAAGAATGAACGTAGTTATTCCAATGGCTGGTAAATCGTCGGCTTTTAAAGAAGCTGGAATTGATATACCAAAACCTTTTATTGATATAAAAGGAAAAACAATGGTACAAAGAGCGTATGAAAGTATAGGTATAGACGCGAACTACTATTTTATTGTTTTAAAAGAACATGATAAAAAATACCATGCATATGACGTAATAAGTGAGTTTTGTCCAGAGGCAAAAATACTTTTTGTAGATGAAGTAACAAGTGGACCGGCTGAGACATTATTTGTTTCCAAAAAATTTATTCCTAATGACCAACCGTTGATTCAAACAAACGTGGATCAAGTATTAGATTGGGAACCAGATAGATTTATAAAATTTATTGAAGATGAAGACCCAGATAGTGCTGTTGTAACATTATATACGGTAGATCCTCATTATAGTTTCATTGTTCCTGATCAAAACAACAACGGGGTGGTACTTAAAGAAAAAGAAGTACACTCATGTCACGGATTAATTGGTACCCATTATTGGAAAAAAGCAGATCTTTTCTTTAGTTCGTTTTTAGGAGCTAAAACAAAAGGCTATAAGTACAATGATGAGATTTATGTGTCTTTAACCTTTAATGATTTACTGGATAGAGGTCATAATGTTAAAAACTATTGCCTAAAACAACATGAAATACAGCATGTTATAGGAAGTCCAGATGAATTATCGATATATGAAAGGCAACTTTGATTGTACAATATTAGTTTTAAGTTCTGATTTTTATCAGCCTATCTTAAAGATTTGGGATTTCTATCATCAAAAAAATTGGAAATGTCCTTATGACGTTATTACTGTTAGTAACAAAAAAAAGTACGAAAGCAAAAATATAGAATGTATAGTTACCGGTGTTCCTTGGGACGAAAATGCAAGCCATTTTAAACCAATGGTGCTTGAAGGTCTTAAAAAGGTAAAAACAAAATATGTACTTTTTATGGTGGAAGATCAAATTATTGTTAACAGAGTAGAGAATGATAACATATACCATGCATTAAACTTTATGGAAAACAATGATATTACCAAATTACGTTGTTTATCAATGCCAGAACCAGATTTACCACTTGAAGGAGACCCACAAGGACCTATAAATGATGAAAATTTTGGAACAATTTCAAAAGATAATGAATATAGAAATTCTTTGCAAGCAGCAATATGGAATAAAGATAGATTTATTGAACTACTAAACAGCAAAGATGAAGATTTTTCAGGTTGGATATTAGAAACTGATAAAGATTTCAGGGAATACTCCAAAAAATGGAAATATGTAGCTTGTAGACAAGGAAAAGGTGGTACTTTGTTATCAAGAAACGAAGGACAAACAGATTCTCCATTAATTCAATACGTAGAATTGGTAAGATGGGGTAAGTTAGATCATATCTACTATGATTACTTTATGGATATGTTCAAAAAAGACAAAATCGACATATCTTCTAAGGAATACGAACCTTTTGGTGGTAATTTAACCAAAGAAGAACTTCCACAATAGATTAAATAAGAGTCATGAATACTATTAGAAGGGTTGGCGTATGGTCCTGTGCAAAAGTATACGCAGTATGTGGGTTACTAACAGGAGGCCTTTTAGGAGGTATAGTAATTTTACTTACTTTAATCGGGGGAGCTTCTGGTCTTTCATCTGAGTTAACAGGGATGGATGCTGGAGCAGGTATTGCAGGTGCTCTAATGGCAACAGGATTTATGATTGTTGCCTATGGTATCGGTGGTTTGGTAATTGGTGTTTTCACAGCCTTATTTGGTAATTTAGCTCTTAAATTATGCGGTGGGTTGGAATTAACTATCGATGCTCCTTAAGAAAAATAGGGAGTTTCCATTAAATATATAGCAATGAAAAAACTACATAAAGTCGGGGTATTGTCCTTAGCAAACATTCTTGCGTTGCTCGGGGCATTGACAGGAGCAATTAAGGTCGCGGTTTTTCCAGTATTAGCTTTAGTAGCTGGTGGTGGTTTAGGTGATCTTGATGCTGCAATAAACACAATCGGGGAATCCGTTACAGCAAACATCAAAGATGTTATTTCATTTGCTGTTGCAGGGTGGCTCGGTGGAGCAGTTTATGGATATCTCATAAACATAGTATTGGGTTGGCGTAATGGATTAGATGTAGAAGTTAAGTAACTTTATCAATTATTTGATGGACGTTATCCCAAGACACCCTGTCTATTATTAGGCAGGGTCGTTTTTTCTCAGTAACCGAAATTCTATAACCATACACTTCTTCATGTGGACATACTATTTCATTTATAAAATCCCACAAGTGGGTTCTTTTTAACCAGTGAAAATACATGTCTTTGTTTTCTCTTTTAGCTTCCAATATAAATTCTTGCTGTGAAACTAACAGTAGTGCTCTTAAAGCACCGCTTTCGGAAGGCGGTTCAACTATCCCTTCGAAAAATATAAAGGGTACCATTTAATTATTTATCTTGAAAAAACAGGTTATTCTGATATAATTATATCAATGGCCAAATTTGATTACGATAAACGTAAACGCCAAGCTATAATAAAATCTGAAAATCTAAACTTTATAAGAGAACATTTCTCTTTTGAGAACGAAGGTGCACGATTTGCAAGAAGGTACGGTAGATATATGCCTGCAAGAACATATGTTATTACACCAGCAGGTAAATATGAAGTTGGTCTTACAGCTAATATTATAAAGTTTATTAAAAAAGAATTTCCTAATGAAAAAATACAATTAGAAAAGCCACTCCTAGAAGCAATTAAACCAAATATAAGTTTTGAAGAAGCAAAGCTAAGCTTAGAACTGAGGGATTATCAAACTGAAATTGTAAATGAGTGTTTAGACAAAGGTCGTGGTGTGGTAATGTTAGCAACTGCAGGAGGCAAAACATTAACCATGGCAAGTATGCTTGAACAGATATATCAAAAATCAAAACAAGATACATGGAAAGCTCTTATTATTGTTCCTGACTTAGGACTAGTAAATCAAACGTTTGATGACTTTACCAAATATGAATGCACTTTTTCTTTTGGTAAATGGACCGGAAATATACCCGTTGACATGACTAAAAATGTTATAGTTGCTAATTTAGGTATTTTACAAAGTGATAAAACCGATTTAGAATGGATACAGTATATAGACGTTTTAGTGATAGACGAATGTCATAAAGTAAGACGGTCAAATAAAGTAAACAAAATAATAAAAAGTATACAAACGGAAAACAAATTTGGTTTTACAGGTACGCTTCCTGATAACAATGCTGATCAATGGAATATTATAGGTAAAATAGGTCCTGTAATATATCAGAAAAAAAGTTATGAATTAAGAGTAGAACATTATGTAACTAATGCAGTAGCTCAAGTAGTAAAACTTCATTACAAAAAACAACCCAACTATGCAATAGATATTTCTGATCCTGGCGAGCGTTATCGACAAGAGTTTGAATTTTTGTTTGAAAATAAATTTAGAAATGGTATAATTAAAAAGTTATCAACAGGTGTTAAAAATAATTCACTTATATTAGTAGATTACATTAAACACGGTGAAGCACTTTTTGAAGAATTAAATAAAAATGATCAAGGAAAGAAAATATATTTTATAAGAGGTGAAGTAGATGTTGAAGAACGTGATAAAGTTAAAAGACTCATTGAGCGGGATAATAATATTATTTGTATTGCTATTAGCAGGATTTTTTCAACTGGCATTAGCATTAATAATCTTCATTACATTATCTTTGCTAGCGGTGGTAAGGCAAAAATTAAAATCCTTCAGTCAATTGGTCGCGGGCTTCGTTTGCACGAAAGCAAAAACAAACTAGTTATAGTCGATATTGCTGACCAGTTAAGATATGGTCAAGCTCATTCAGACAAAAGAATCGACCTTTATACGTCTGAAAATATTAACGTTAAAATATCTGATTTTTATGAGAAATAACTTAGTTGAACTTTATACTAACTATGTTATAATGATACTTAGCCATGCAAGCAAAAAAGCCTAAAAATGGAGTAAAAATTAAACCAAAGAGTAAAGAACATTATGTTAACTCGAAGGAATTTAAAGAAGCAATTGCAAAATATTACACTACAGATGTTTGTAGTGAAGAGTTGGGTGAAATGATTACAAAGATTGCTCATGGTTTAAGTTATGCACCTAACTTTATTAACTACTCTTATAAAGATGAAATGATAGGTGATGCAGTAGTTAAAATGTTCACAGCTTTGTTTAATAAAAAATTTAATTTAGACGCTACTGACTCTAACGGTAAAAAATACAATCCATTTTCATATTTTACCACCATTGCATTTCATGCTTTCATCAACAGAATTAAAAAAGAGAAAAGACATCACGAAGCACTTAATGAGTATAAAGAACGTGTCTATGAAGAGACATTAAACTCAAGCGAAGAAGCAGAACAAAAGGTATATGTCAAACCTGTGAGTGAAGACGATATTTTTGATTAAGCGTAATTTTTAAACTCGTTCCAAATTTTATAGAAACATTTAATGTGTGATCTATCTTCATCACCAAAATCTACAAAACTGGGGTCTCCTTTAATATCATGATTCCATTCCATGAACTCTAAACAAAACTGCTTTCTTAATACGTGATATGCAGAAAGAATAATTTCTTCTGTAAAAAAGTCTGTTGTAGGTGGTTTTGTTTTACATAAAAGTAATAAAGCTTTTTCATAGAATGAAAAGAAGTCTTTAAACTCTGAAGGGTGGATTCCCATCACACCACCAATTACTTGATCTTTAATTGCACTATCTTCTTCCGACAATCCATATTCTTTTTGAAGAAAGGTTTGTAATACTTTTACATGGTGTGCATTATACCACAAGTTACCATGTTTAACTCCAATATATTTGTGTTCGTCAATTAAATTGTTTATACCTTCCCCTATCTTAGGTGTATACATGTTCTTTTTATTATAAGGGTAATAAATTTTCTTGTTAAAGAAATTATTAATCTCTACTCCACCCATACTCTTTGGGTTTAACCCCCAATGCGTTATTCCCGAATCTACCCATAAAAAGTTTTCTGTATCATACGGGTTTTCTTCAGCTACTTCTTTTACCCAATACATTTTACGGTGACATAAAATTTCACACCTTGCGTGGAAGAACCCTGGTTCATCGGGATTTTCTTTTTGTTTTTCAAGAGTAACTTTTTGTTGCCACCTTATTACTCTTTTCCTATGAGATATGATCTGCTTTTTGTATTTGAAATCCCCCAACTCACTCACCACAAGTTTATACTTATTTGGGTGACCTATATGATCTAAGTAGTCGAAATACTTCTTTAGTTTGGGGTAACCATCCTTATCGCAATAGATTACTGCAGGGCAGCCAAAATTGTAAATGTTTTGGAAGGATGAAAAATAGTATTGTTCACGCCAACACCGTCCTCCTAGTTCACCTTCTCGATCTCCATAATAGATTGCAGTAACTAACGTTGTACTCATGAGATTATATGTTATACTATTTACAGTGTCTGATATAGAATTCAAACAATCAAAAATCTGTTGTATATCTGATATTCATTTAGGGGTCCATCAAAATAATAGTAGTTGGCACAAAATACTTTTAGATTGGGCACATTGGCTTAATCTACAGCTGGAAAAAAATAAAATCCAAGATATTATGATCTGTGGGGATTTGTTTCATTATAGAGATGAAATAGCAGTTAACAGTCTTCACGTTGCTAATGAATTTTTTGATGTACTTCAACAGTATAATATTGTAATGATAACCGGAAACCATGACTGCTATTACAAAGATAACAGTTTAGTCAATTCATTATCTATCCTTAAAGGTAGACCCAACATAACCATTATTGATCAGTGTCACAGTACTACTATTTTTGATAAACATGTGACTTTTTGTCCGTGGGGTACAAAAATAAACGAAATAAAAATTAAAAGTGATATTATTTTTGGACATTTTGAACTTTTAAATTTTAAAATGAATAATTTTAAAGTATGTGATCATGGTGACTCACCAGAAAAGATTTTAGAAAAAGGAAACAAAGTCATTTCGGGTCACTTTCATTTACGTGATCGTCGCAAATATAAAAATGGAGAAATTTTATATCTAGGCAATCCTTTTGAAATGGATTTTGGTGATGCTGGTAGTACAAAAGGTTGGTATGAACTAAATTTTACAACTTTACAAACAACATTTCATCAAAACAATATATCACCTAAGCACATAAAGATACCGTTAAGCGATCTAATTAAACATGATGGAATAACAGACGAATTAAAGAACATAGTTAACGGTAATATAATAAAATTAGTTATTGATAAAAATATACAAGCAGATGACTTGGATATTATTATGGTGTGTTTGAATAATTTAAAACCCTTTTCTATTAACGTTGATTACGAAATTAATTTTAATAAGTTTTCTGTAGAAGGTGAAGTAGAATACGAATATTCGGGTGTCGACTATGAAACAGCTATCACCGATTTTGTTAGCATGTTAGATATTAACAAT